TGCGGATCCGGTGGCCCTCCATGACCAGTATGAGTTGGAGCCGAAGGGTGGGATGGACATGGTGAGTCGGCAGATGATGGTGCAGCAGGCCATCAACCGGAAGCAGTTGTTCATGAACAGTCCTTGGGTGGATCAGGTGGAGTTGGACAAGAGCATCATGGAGTTGGATGACCCGTCCCTGATCAAGAGGTTGTTGCGGGATCCGGGCCAGAAGGCGCAGGACGAGTTGGAAGATGAGTCGAAGACGATCCCGACCCTGCTGGTGGGGATACCGGTGCCGGCGAAACCCGGACAGAACTATGCGGGTCGGATCGGGGTGCTGATGCAATATCTCAATGGGGCGATGCAACAGGGGCAGGTGCTGAATCCCTTGAGCAAGAATGCGTTCATGGCGCGGTTGGACTCGTTGCTCCAGTCTTACGAGCAGGTGGCGACGAACGAGGCCCGGAAGCTGCGGAAGGAGATCCAGAAGTTCCTTGAGAGTACGGGCATGCTCGCGCAACAGGGACCGGTGCCTGCCGCTCCCGCTCCTGCTCCCGGTCCCGTACAATGAACTATACTGACAAATTTAATACTCCGTTGAGTCCTAAGGATGAAATGGAGTTTCAGGTGTGGGCTCACGACAAGTCTTCAGACTTGAACCGAGAGATTTTGAACGACCTTCAAGACTATGATTTGCGTGGTTATTGGAAGGAACGAGGGAAAGTTGAGGATTTATCAAACCCATCAGCGCACCTTCCGGACAAATACAAGAAACCAAATCATCCGACGTTCAGCACCGATTCAAAGTATAGTGGATTGGTTCAGGATGGAGTGAAGTACATGGGTGGTCAATGGAGCGATCTTGGAAACAACAGGTGGAAATACGTTCCGTCGAAAGAAATGCTCACAAACACGCATAGCCCGAAAATGCTCATGGACTACTTCAAGAAGTACGAAAAAGAATCCAAGCTGGTGCTTCCAAAATGAATTGCATCGAGTGCAAGTATCGTGGTGGTGATGGTTCGTGCCACAGGTTCCCGCCGAGCGGCAGGCCAAGCTGCTGGCCTACTGTGCATGCGATGGATTGGTGTGGTGAGTTCCAACCGCTGCATCCGCCGCCCAAGAGGGTGAGGAGAGAACCGCCCGAGCCCGTGATGTTGCCGGTGCTTGAGGAGGGGATTCCGACCGTGATCATTCCGAAGGGAAGAATGGCCCGCAAGGCCGTGATGGAGGCAAATCAACATGGCTGAATACCAAGGCAAGAAGGTGACGCTGAACAAACCGTTCTACACGCCGGGCGAGGCGAAGAAGAAGGCGGTGTATGTTCGCAACCCGAAGGGTACGGTGATCAAGGTCCGCTTCGGTGATCCGAAGATGGAGATCAAGCGGGATGATCCCGGGCGAAGGAAGAATTTCCGGGCGCGGCACAACTGCGCGCAAGCGAAGGACAAGACGACTCCCAAGTATTGGTCATGCAAGGCTTGGTGATCAAAGGATCCAATGAAAACGAAATCGAAGTTCAGCAAACTCGCCACCCAACTCAAGAAGGAGGGGGCGGATGATCCGCGAGGGCTCGCAGCCTATATCGGACGCAAGAAACTCGGTGCCGCAGAATTCATGCGCCGTGCCGCTGCGGGCAAAAGAAAGAAAGCCGCCGCCAAGTGATCACCCTCATAGGTCGGATCAAGGCCGCTTGGAGTTTCTCACGCCACCAGAAATGGGTGGACCCGCTTCCATGGGGCAAGGAAGAGGCCATTGCACTCAACTCCTTCCTCCATTCCGAAGTCGGCAAAAAGTTCAAGGACGCATTGCTGAACACCGTTCTCATGCAGAACGCCTCTGCGATAACGGACAGAAATCATTTGCAATACTCGGCAGGTTTTGCCATGGGTCAGGCAAGTCTTGTGAAGGTCATCGAAGTGATGGCCGATCAGGAATCAATTACGGGACAGGATCCTGATCCGGATTCTGTCACGAACACATAGGATCAAAGTTGCGGTTGTTGATCTGTGCAGATCAGCAAACGAGTCAAAAGCACATGGCAGAAGAATTGAGCGCGGACAACATGCTGGCCTTGGCCAGCGCCTACGATTCCGGCGTCGATATCGACAGCACGACAAAGGCCGAACCGAAACAAGAAACGGAAAGGTCTGTTGAGCAAGAGGTGGCAGCAGAAGCTGCTCCAGCCGGCAAAGAAGAGGCGCTTGAGAAGGAACCAAGCAAGGAGTCCGTGGAGGTTCCGGTAGCGGAGAAGAAGAGCAGCAAGTTCGCCCAGGAGAACGCCCGCAAGGCGAAGACCTGGGAATCGATCAACGCCGAGAAGGAAGCCCTCAAGGCTGAGCGCGAGGCGATCAAGCGGGAACGGGAGGAGTGGACCAAGAGCAGGGAGGAATCCAAGGCTCAGGAAGTCAACTCCGTTCGGGATGACAAGGGTTACACGGCAGAGGATTACGAGGCTGCGGCCAAGGAGTTCGATGCCGATGGAGATACCCAGTTGGCGAAGGCCGCCCGGGCGAAAGCCGAAGGTGTGCGGAAGCTGGCTGTGGAAAGGGCTCAAAAGGCCCAGAGCGAGCAGTTCCAGAAGGCGTGGGCTGACAACTTCAGCAGGCTCTCCGAGAAGGAGGCGTGGTTGAAGGATCAGAACAGCGATGCGTACAAGCGCACCGTTGGCCTACTCCAGAAGTTCCCGCGCCTCACCCAAGAGCCCGATGGTCTTGTTCACGCGGTCGAGATTGTGAAGCTCCAAGAATCCGCTGAAAGAGCCAGTTCTCTGGAAACGGAGAACAAATCGCTCAAGGAAAAACTCGAAAAGCTCCAGCAGAAAACAGCCATCGGCAAAAGCATACCGGCAGGAACACTCAAGGCTCAGGAGAATGATTTCTCCAAGCTATCCCTCAAGGAGCAGAGGGAGGCACTTTTGAAAGCTGCTAGAGAGTTCGACCGGGAAGCGGCCTGATGACACAACCACAACTCAAATATGCCAATTACTACTAGCGGCACGGCCGGAATCCAACTCCAGTTCCAGAACTACTTCAGCAAGGAACTGCTCAGCATCGTCCAGCAGGAGACGATCCTCGATCAGTTCGCCATGAAGGCTCCGATCCCGAAGAACAACGGCAACAAGGCCATCAGCATGTTCCGCTTCGGGTCTCCGAGCATCGGAAGCGTCCAGTCCCTGACGGAGGGTACTGCCATCAGTTCGGCCAACTACCGCGCCCTCACGCTCCTCAGGCTGGAAAAGACTCTTGCCCAATACGGTCAGGTCATCGGTCTCACCGACATCCTCCGCGCCACCGACCTGTTCAACTCCCTCCAGCAGTCTACCAAGACCAGCGGTCTGGACATGGCTCTCTGGGTGGACTCGGTGATCCGCAACGTGTTGATCGGTTCCAACCTCACGGCCAGCGGTTCCTCCATCGGTTCCGCCGCCGAAGGTGGTGGTACATTCGACAACTTGGATGCCTGTAACTTTACCGCCGGTTCCGGTGGTATCAAGGTGTACGGCAACCCTGCTACGCTCACCACCCAGACCTTCTCTGGGCTGAACAGCTCCACGACTGCTGCTGACGCCACGATGACGGCTTCCGCTGTCCTCGATTCGATGACCCGCCTCAAGCGCAATCGCGCCCCGCTCATCAACGGCGGCTATGTCCTCGCGACCGATCCCCGTGTCGCCCGCGACCTGATGCGCGACAGCGACTGGCTCAACGCCTCCAACTACGGCAACAAGGGCCAGCCGTTCTACAAGGGCGAGGTCGGCTCCATCTACGGTTGCCGTGTGGTTACCCAGACCAACTCGTTCGTCAGCACCGGTTCTTCTACCGCTGGTGATGAGTTTGTTTATCAGACGAGTGCCGCTGGTGGCGGTCTGGCTGCTGGCAAGGACATCATCGCGTCCTTCTTCTTCGGCAACGAGGCGTTTGGTATCCCAGCCCTCACGGGTGATGATCCGCTCTCCCCGAAGATCGTGATCACCGACACCCCCGACAAGAGCGACCCGCTGAACCAGCTCGTCACGGTCGGCGTGAAGCTCTACTTCGCCGCCCTGCGTCTGGCCGCTGGCAACACCGCTTCGACCGGCAACCCGGTCTGGTACCTGGTGCATCGCACGAAGACCTCGACCACCCTGTAATGAAACCCAAGACGGCCACCATCATGGTGATCGCCGTCGGCCCAAGGGGGCATCATCAAAAACTTGGTGGTGCCCCCTCTTCTGATTCTGCTTGCGGATGCGAAGAAGCCGACAACAATGCACCCATGATTGCGATTCCTATCGAGGCTCTCTCAACTGATACAGAGGATGGACAAGGTGCCATGCCAGAGATCGGGGACGAGGTCATGTTGGAAGATGTTCGCGGAGTTCTCAAGAAACTCGACAATGGCGAAGCCTATATCGAGATCCAAAGCGTGAACGGAATGCCAGCCGAGTACGAGAAGATCGGCGAGGACAAACCCATGGACGAGAAGGGCATGCGCGAGATGGTTGCCGAGTACGACGGCGAAGAGACTGAGGATTGATCCATGCCCATCTACACCTTCGAGAATAGGGGTCGGTCCATGGAGCATATCGCTCCGATGAATACCGATTCCATTATGATCAAAGGTGAACGCTGGACGCGACAGCCCGTGGCCCGCTTCGGGGTCACGGGTTTTGCCCGCGAGGCCGAACTCAAGGACAAGGTAAAGCAGGGGTTCAGCCGCATGGAAGATCGGCAGGGATCGCGCTTTGAAAGCACTTTCACCAAGAATCAAATTCGGAAAATTTGGGACATATGAGCGACGTATCAAATCAAGCGATCCAATACTCGATGGGCGTGGGAGGTGGCCGGCTCGTCCAAGATACCGCGAGCTACACCGGTCCGTTCGTAGCCATCACGTTCCTCGCCCCGACCGTGATCGCAAGCATCAGCGGGAGCAGAATCGATGGCACCTTCTCGACCGTGACGATTCCGGCGGGTGTGACAATCCAAGCTCCGATCAACAGCTTCCAGCTTTCGAGTGGCGTGGTGTGGGCCACTTACGGAGTGATCCAATCCTAACTCCGTGACGACCCTTGCGCTTGGAACTCGGCTGGCATCTTCGGGAGGCGGAAGCGTCATCCCGATTGATCCGCCAATCCTGC